CTTTTTGCAGTCTCATGCCCTATCAGTATGTCTTCACCAACTTCTTTAGTTGCAGACTCTAATCTTGCTGCAACATTGATTGCATCACCTATACCAGAAAAATCAAACCTAGTATCTGATCCCATGTTGCCAATAACAGCCTCACCAGAGTTCACGCCTATACCTATAGCTATTGGCTCTGGTAACTCTTTTTGTAGTTGTTTGATAGCGGTACGCATATCCTGGGCACAAGCTACAGCTCTTTCTTCATGGTTGTCTAAATCTAGCGGTGCGTTAAATATTGCCATACAAGCATCACCTATAAACTTATCTACCATACCTCCATGTGCTTGTATGCAAGTTACTTGAGCTGTTAGAACTTTATTCATTATCTCTGTTACTTGTTCTGGTTCTAGTTTTTCAGATAGATTTGTAAATCCTCTGACATCTGTAAATAAAAATGTGCAATATTTTTTCTCTCCCCCGAGTCTCAGCAGGTCAGGATTGTCTTGTAGTTGTTTTACTTGTCTTGGATCTAAATAATGTTCAAACTGTTTTTTAATCTGTTGACGCAATTTATACTGTTTTTGGTAGTTTAAATAGAAGGCAACCGTAGAAGTTATGATTTCTGAGACAAAAGTCCATGAAAAATCCAGTAAAATGCCCTTCTGAACGCTAAAAGCTCCTAAGAAGCCCGTAGAGAGCAGTAAAACTCCAAGCATACCTAGACCCTTCGTTATAGTCAGAAAATTGATTACAAGCCAAACTGAAGCGACAAAAATTGCGAAAATCAAAATTTCGGCTGCTAAGTGCCAATCTGGGATATATGGCGAGTCTTGAATCAAAATTGACTCAGATAATGCTGCTTGAATTTTGTGTGGTTCTAATAATCCAACTGGTGTTGCAACTTGTGGCATGATCCCACTAGCAGTAAAACCAACAAAAACATATCTACCTTTTACATCCATTTCTTCTAGAGTAGTTTGTTTGGTGTCTACCCAAGATATCCACTTACGACCAAGCGTATCTGTTTTTGCTGGAGCTAGTCCCTGGACAGTTATTTCCTCAATACCATTATCATTAGTTTTTATAATGTATGTGCTATTGCCTGCTAATACTTTCATAACCTCTGTGCCATAAGCAGAAACAAAACCATCTGGTGTTTTCATCATTAGCGGAACTCTTCTTACTAAATTATCAACCTCTGTTGGTGCAACGGCTATACCTTGATTAGAACAGTTTTTAAGAATGTCTATGTTTTGCACAACGCCTGTAGAATAAATACCTGCATTGTTATTATTGCCAAGCACTACAGTTCCAGAAGTATCTGGATAGTTACCACTACCATCCTCAAACATTCCTATAACAGATCCACCGTAGCAAAGAGCTTCTGCAAATACTTCATCACCACCTAGCCTGTCTGGTTGGGGGAAAGAAAGAACCCAGCCCACACCTAAAGCACCTTTTTGTAAAAGCTCTATATGTATTTCAGCTAATCTTTGTCTTGGTAAAGGATAACCACCTTCTCGTGCTACATCCTCTTCAGTTATATTTAATATGGTAAAAAAGCCAGACTCTTCTTTTTCTGGCACTAAGTAGTCAAAAACTTTTAATTTAAGTATTTCTGTTGGTGTGCTTTGAAAGACAAGCGGTAGTCCTAGAACTATAAGTAATATGAATAGTACCCTGTTCATTAATCACTCTGGGTTATTTTAATAACACCACCAGATCCTCCGTTTATCTTAATGACTCTTGATATGCCATCTTGTATAAAGATAACAGTATAACTGCTGCTAGAATCTATATCTACTCTAGCAGTCTCACTTACACTACGCATAAGCGTAAGGGTTTGACCAGTAAGAAATGTTGTTACCTGTGTATCTGTGTCTTGTCCAAACTGTGTGCCTGTAATATTCACAGCACTTATATTAGCTGCAAGCTGATCTTCTTCCTCCGCAATAGCTAGGGCATCAATAACATCTAGTAAATCTTCAAGAAAGTTTACATCAAGATAGTTTATATCTAACTCTGTAAACTCTAAGGCATCCTCATCTAGATAATCTATATCTAACTCTTCAAACTCTAGATAATCTACATCTAATATGTTGCTGGATTTTTCGGTAGTGTTTTCTTCGGCAGATAAAGCAGTTTGTTTGGGTGGACTGACAATAAGCATATTGTCTATTTGGGTAAGATCTAAATCTAGTATTACTGGGTTTGATGGTTCATTCTCAAAGACCGATACTGTAGTTGCTTCGTAGGGTTGGTTAAGGACCACAGAACCCGCAGCTGTAGTAACGACAATCTCACCGCTAGATAAACCATCAAGACCAGGCAGTAAAATAATGAGAGAACGCCCCAGCTCATCAACCGTGCAAGTAAAATCTGTACCTCTAATAGCAATATTAGCAGTTGGGGTTGATAGCTGAATATTCTGTTTATCAATTTTATTTAAAGCACCAGAAACGAATCTAACTGTACCAAGCCCAAAAGATATAGCCATCTTAGATTTAGAAGGATTGGGGTCAAAAACATATTCATTTATAGTAAGTCTTGAGTGTTCAGTTAGTCTAACGATGGAATCATCTAAAAAAGTAATAGCCATCCTGCCGTTAGAAGTTACGGCTTGATCGTCTTGTTTTACTTGGAAGTCAAGCTCCGCCACAAATGGTTCATCTCTAACCACCTGGGCAGAGCCATTGAGCTCCGAAACATTTCCTACATCAACAGCTTGTTGCGGTTCCGCTATCGTCTTGTACGATGCACACGGTGCCATTAGAACCAGTGCTAAGTATCTTAAGCCAATCTGCTGCCAAAGTTGATGATTGCGTAATATCAAATGTTCTACTGCTTCCTGTTTGATCTAAATAAAAATAACCACCAGCGTATCCGCTTCCTGTAAAGTTGACTGTGTTTGAATCACCATCAACATCTACATAGTTGGTTGCTCCATCATAGTTTATATCAAAATCAAATGTATTGCTGTCGCCTTGCACTATCCAGTCAAGATCCAAAGTCTCTGAAAGAGCTGAGGTTCCTGTATCAAGTGTAAAGGTGTTGCTACTACCAGTAACATCAACATTATAATTAGAGCTAGATATTCCATAAGTGTCATTAGGATCTGCTTGTATTGTGAAAGTATTACTATCACCATCAAACTCAAAAAATCCAGTTACATTATCACCATAGATATCGCCTAAGAATTTATTGGTATTACCGATTTGATTTATATCAAGCGTAAGATTTATGCCATCAAGATCTAACGGGGTCAGAGTACCTGCTACTGAATCTAAGCCACCAATGATGTTTGATGAGCCTAGTTGTTCCAGATCAATATTTGCATTTGCACCAGCCTGGCTGACATAGATTTCGTTATCAGCCCCGTATGTCGATGCACTCATCAGCATCACAAGGCTTATCAATTTCAATCTTTTCAAATTCATTTATACTCCAATAACCTTTTAGGTTTCCTTCTTTTATAGTTTGTAATACTGCTGTCTCTATTGCCGTCTGCAAAGCAATGTCTATTGATTCATTTCTTACTAAACCATTCTCTATCTCTACTAGCTCAGTGTCATCACTTATAAAGCGAAACACATCCTGATCTAAAGAAGCACTAAGTATGGTTTTTGTAACAAGTACCTCTAGTAATACTTTACCTGTGGTAACAGAAACTGTTCTTAAAGATACTGTAACAGTATCTCTACGAAACTGTCTGGACATACCGATTCCAAGATATCTGGCACCAGCACCGCCACTTTCAATATTACTCTCATAAGATATCACACCACCGTGCATTAGCAAACCAGCGAATACAAGGGCTGGTAATTTTTGTTCTTCCCCGAAGTCCTGGCGTGTGCTACGAATGATCTGGCGTTCTTTAGTAACATTGTCCAGTCCTACACGCTCAACAACTTCAAAAAAGCCTCCATGCCTAGATCCTGCGTGTTTAAGTGCTCTAATTAAATATGCATCTGGGGCTTGAGTTACAGCAGAACTAAAGGTTGCATAAGATGAGTTGCTTCTTCTTTGACCAGTTTGATCTGAAAAAGATCCTGTATAGATTGCTATGACTGGCTTTTGACTGCTAGTTAGTTTGACATCAGCTAGTGCTGGCACTAAAAGTGTGCCTATCTTTGCCCTCTCTATTCTTTCTAATGGAGGTAAATTATTTTCTATTGGGTCAAAACTTAACGCACAACTAGAAAGTAAAATCACCGAAAGGAAGTTGAATAATAGTTTCTGTGCCATCTGCTTGGGTTATAGTCAAAGTTATAATGCCGTCTTCAATAGTGTAAGAAATTGTATTACCTTCTAATTCAAATGTGCCTTCTGTAGATGGTGTTTCGCCAAACATATTCTCAACAATCTGTCTTGATATCTGAGCGTATATACGGCTTTCTAAGTTTCTAATAAATCGGGCTAGTGTTGTATTTTCTTTATCTCTTTTAAGTTGTTCTTGAAGAGCCTTAATCTCTTCCTTGATAGTCATTTTTCTAGTGTATTGCTGATTCTCAATAGTTAGATAATGTGCTGAAGTGCCAATCCCACTAAAAGATGGAGATTTAAATTTATGCACCATTTCATCAGCAGAAGCTGATAAACATAATAATAATAAAAAACTAATCTTTCCTTTGGTCATCTCTATCCGCCTTAGCAATCTTATTGCTATCAATTAATTGTGGTACTCCTAGTATAGTTTTTATTAGTGTGTCTTGTCTAATGATCTCATTATCAAGACTTCTAATTCTATCTATCAATGCTACTAAGATACCATGTTGTGAGTCTAATTTCGTGCCTAGCCTTTCTTCTATCGCACTTATTTGTTGGGCAACTTTTTCATCTACAATATCTAATTTTGTCTCCATACCGTCAACAATACGCATAATTAGTTTGTAGATAAACCAACCCAACCCAAGAGCTGCTGCTATCGGAAAACCCACTTGTTGAATTATTGTTACTATATCGTTCATATGTAAATTATGGAGGGAATCCTCCTCCACCGCCTCCGCCACCGAAGCCGCTAGATTTGCTTGCAGTTAAACCTATACTGTTAGCAGTAGAAGGACCTACTGTTGGTGTGCCGCTAATGCCTATAGCTTTGAAACGCATAGTCATGCTTGTTCCGCTCATTCCGCCTGCCACATAACTTCTAAGTTGGTTTGCACTTGCCACTGAAACATTCCACAATGCATCTGAAAAACTTCCGTTATCACTAGAAGTGGATTGTTCTGCAATCGTGTGATAAGTGCCTGAAGTCCAAGTAAAAGAACTGCCTCCAGATGTGCCATCACTAGGCTCTGCTCCACCAGTTCCTGAGCCGCTTGAGCCACTAAAACTACCAGACCAGTTAAGTTGCACTTGTATGCTTGTAGGAGTTAAACCACCAGAATATGTCATGTTTACATAACTAAAAGATGTGCCTTGTGAGTTGCTTGAGTTTGCGTGTCTTATTCTTATCCTGTTGTCATTTGGTTGGAAAGCAAAGCCAAGTTGACAGCTTGCAAAAGCTCCCCCAAAACCTGTGTTAGATCCTGTA